AGTGAGGTCGCAATGTTATCTAACTCGTTGGAGAAGGATGGAAATATTAAACTTATTCCTAGTCCCATGGAAAAAAGCAATTTTCCTTCATCAGAGATGTTGTTGGCATTAGTTCCTGAGATAAGTGATGCATTGAAAGATACGGATATTGAGTATTTTGAATTGCGTTTTCCTTTTATCTCCGTTACGCGAACAGAGATGGAGCGTTGGGTGTGGTATGATGGCCCACCGATGCGAGCCTTAGAGGTACTTGGTCCTACAGAGGAGATGCCAGGACCCATTGAAGAGGAGCGGACTTGGACTTATGAAGTTCCTCCATTGTGGTCGATGATATTGAGGCGAGAGTCGCGTTGGCGTCAAGCTTTTGGTAAGATAAATGGTCGACCTGTTTTTACCTATGCCAAGAGTAATCTTTATCCGTTGAAGTATTTGAATGTTGTTTTACAGCAGAATAAGAAATCTCACTTAATAAATGCGAAGGGAAAGATTGTTCTACGAAATCTTTCGGCCACGATGTCCCACTTGTATCGTTTATTAGGTGTTCGTGTGTTTGAGAAGATATCTTCAAAAATTTCGATAGAGGACGATCTATTAGGCATGTACCTGGGTTCCGCAGGGGGTGCCAATAAGGGTCGTGTGAAGGAATTGCGAACTGCGTCGGCAAAGATATTAGTTACTCCCCATGGTAAGAAGTATGAGATGCATGGTTTTGATTTGGATGTATTTTTGCGTCTAGTTCGGGAGGGGAAAGACATACCGGTTTATTGGGTGATAACGCCAAAAAGTGAAATATTTTACACCTTCGATAAACAGTATTTTGATGACAAGTGGCAAAAGTTTAAGGACAAATGTCGTGTATTTGTTATTCCTTCCTCTAGCTTTGTACTATTGGAGCGATTAGTATCGAAAATTCGTATGCTAAAAGAGCGAGGTCCGTGTATTCGGATTGGTCATAAATGGTCGCGGGGCGGAATGGATGCGATTGCGGAATGCCTGGGCATAGGTCTTGAGAATTGTTTTGAAGCTTTGTTATGTGATGGTGATGTCGATAAGTTTGATATGCGAGTTAAGGGTTTCTTTGTTAACTTGTATTATAGTTCGATGCTTATTCATGAGGATCCTCGATCAGAGGACTATGAATTAAAGAAAAGGATTATTCAGCAGCTTATTAAGGCGATTATAGCCCGAGTGACACAGTTATTTGGTTCGGCCTGGTGCATACAGCGTGGCGGTGTTCCATCCGGTTGTTATAATACTTCGCATATGGATTCCTGGGTTATGGCACTGTATTTTTGTCTTTTTTGTGTTGATCAAATATTAAAGGCACCTAAGG